TGATGTATGATTCCCACATCTATTCTCCCATTGCCTTTTTTGCCCGTATTGCCATAAGTGAGGATTTCGGTTTTTCGTTCGTCTTTAGCTCAATGCCCAGCTTCTTGCGCGCTGCTGGCGAAAGTCCAAAGTGATCTACGAAACGCTCCCAATCCTTCATAAGCCCGCGCAAGTTGTTTATTTCCGGCGCTATCTGTGTGGCTCCAGTTGGAAAGACTTGCATATGATCGCGGGCTATGGCTTCGGCTTCGTCAATGAGCGCCAAAGTGAGTGCCGCTTGTTGGTGCAAAGTAGCGTCTATTTCTGAATAGCTGCCCAACTGTTGCAGGGTGCGCACTAAGTTTGTCAAATGCGCGTCAACTGCTTTTGCTCGTTTCGCTTTCATCGTTTTGTATTTCGTACTCGCTTGCGCATTTCCAGCTTTTCAACGGCCTTTATGTCGCCCGCTTGCGCAAGCTCAAACAATTTCACATCAATAACGTATTCGGCGCGGTATTGCCCCAAAGCGTACAACTTTGCAAATTCGCTGCTTTTGTCTTTCATCATCGAAACAATCCCGGCAACATCCACCGCCATAACCCCGGCGCATCGTTCAGGGTCGTAGCCCAACGCCCCGAAATTAGTTATCATTTCCTTTTGCTCCTCTGTGTATTTCATCCATCCAATTTTTATGAAAATCAAACATTTCCCGGCTATCTTCAACCAAGTACTGCTCTATCCTTGCATTGTCCGAAAGGTTGCCGCTACCCTCAAAAACAAAGTGTTCCCCCGTTTGTGTTTTGCAAAGGAAAATCTTTGCATGACTCCAAGCGAACGAAAGGCGCACATTGTCGGCGGTCTTTGCAAATAGCTCTAACTCCCGTGTCCACTTCTCATATTTCTTGTTTTCCCGAAAAAAGCTGCTCACTATTATGTTAAGCGGTAAACCGCTCGCGGCTATTTCTTTAAGTCGCAACACTGCCGGGTAGTTCATCCGGTAAATAGCGAGGTGCATCTCGCAAACATCGTATTTTTCCAAAAAGTACTCCAGCGCAACCAATGCCGAAAAATTTTTCTCGGTAACAAGGCGGTATTGCTTGCCCGGCAAAATGCCGTTTGCAAAAACCGCTTGCAAGTCGCGGGTTTTGGCAGTAATGTATTGCCGCTGATCCGTGACTTGCAAATATTCCCTTTTCGTTAGGGAATCCGCTTTTTTATGTAGCTCATACCACGCCATACCCCTGTTTTATACCCCCGGCCCTGCTT